AGACCGACCGATCGATCGCGCCCCGCGGAGGCAGCCGGCCGAGCCGAGCGAAGCAGACCAAGGGGCGAACCACCACCCCGCCGGCCGCGAAGTTGACCGCCGAGCGCAAGCCGAAGAAGGGTGCCCGGGTCATGGAGGCGCAGATCGCCTCGGCCGCGGTCGTGACGCCTCCGACCACCCAACCCGCCGTGATCGACCTGGAGGTCGTGCCGGAGAAGGACCTGTGGTGGACGGAGGAGCGCGAGAAGGCGTACGTGATGACGCTGCAGGGTTTGCCCAAGACGCAGATCGCGCGTGACCTCGGCCGCGAGCGCCACACGATCGGCGTGTGGCAGGAGGACGAGCGCTTCCTCACTCGGCTGCAGGAGGAGAACATCGACCGCTTCCGCGCCTCGCGGCAACGGCGCACGCTCCAGACTCTCCGGCTCACCGACAAGACGCACAACATCGCGGACGCGATGCTCGACAAGGCCGAGAAGAACCCGAACGACCTGATCGCCCGCTTCGCCGCGCGCGATTGGTTGAGCGAGTTTCGCGAGCAGAGCCGCCGCGAGGATGAGATCTACGGGCTCGACAAGCAGCGCGTCGACGTCAACGTCACCGGCGGCATCGGCGTCCAGCACACCCACAAGGGCGCCGTGAACCTCTCGTTCAAGGAGTTCCTCACCACCTCGATGAAGAAGCTCGGTGTCGACGTCGACGCGGAAGAGATCGACGGCGCTCGCGCGGACGAGGCTCTCATCGCGATCAGCGAGAGAGCCTTGATGGAGGGCTCTTTCCTGGAGGAGCTGGTCGAGCGTGAGAAGGCAGAGAAGCTACGCCCGCTGGTCGGAACCGACCGCTAGAACTCCCACTCCAATTTGCGGGTGCGTAGCTCCTCGTAGTGGTGGTCGACGTACAGCACGACGTCAGGATCATCACGATCACGCCATCGCTGAGGCAGCTCGCAGACCGTGTGTAGCGGCTCCATTACGCGCAACCTGAGGCTCTGGTAGAAGCCCCACACGTATCGGATCAGCTCCTTGGTGTGCGTCGAAGACGACGTGAGCACATACAACTTGCCGGCGTCTTGAACCGTGACCTTTGCGATCGCTTCGAGCAGACCTCGCCACGTGCGTCCCGTCCGGCGATCCCAGTCCTGACTCGGTATGCCACGCCCCATGTTCAGGTCGCGGTGCTTCGCTCGGTACACATTGAACGGAATCAGGCCGAGCATGCCGGCGTAGAACTCCGCGAGCTGCTCGATGCGATCTTCCCGCATCTGTTTCATGTCCTCGTTCATCATCCCCGGCAACAGGGCGGCGGCCCTCGCGGCGACCGCCGGGACGAGCGTGATCAGTGGCGACATGCCGAGAGGCGTCTCTTCACCCGGCTTCATGAGTGGCTTGATCTCGACGGTCATCTCTTCGATCACCGCGGAGAACCGGGTCCTGGTCTTGTCGTCGCTCATCCTCTTGCTCCTCTTCCGCGCGATGAGGCGCGCTGCTGTTCTACGGGGTCCAGAGCTTCAGCTTGTATGCGATCGCCGCGGGTCGTTGGTACCCGAGTTTCAACCCGATCAGGAATGCGAGGTTTCTGCAGTCCAGCACCTTTTCGATGCGAGCGACAATCGTCACTTCACCCGGGCCTTCTTCGAGAGCTACGTCCAGCACCCCACCCACGCTCCGAACGAGTCGAAGAATCTCGGAATGGTGTGCAAATAGTAGCTTCGTAGCTGGTTCGGCGTTCGGTTGGTTGAGCGTCTTGATCATTCGCGTGTCGGCTTCGAGCCTCTCGCTGACCCGACCCATCAGCTTCGCCAACGTCTGATCCAACACGGCGGGAAGGCTGAAGGCGGACTCCTGCAACATGAACCCGGCGTACTTCACTTCCACTCGCCATGCGCTGCCGAGCGGCTGCACTCCGACGAACAGGTCCTTCGCGGCGAGCACGTCGAGGTTGAGGAGGTGCCTCGCCACCGCGTGAATGCTGGTGAGGGTGTGCTTCAGCTTGTGCCCCTCGTCATCCGACTCCACGCTCATTGACCCACCGCAGCTCGCGCCATCGCGATGAAGTCCTCGACCTCTTCGGTCGACATCTTCGCGGCGACCTGGGAGACGTTGCCGAACTGGTCCTGCGCCGTGTACTTGAAGATGACGCAGCTCTGGCCAGTGACGAACGAGAACCCCTTCACGGACGAGGCGATCGCACGCGGTTCGGGCTTGGCCTTGAGCACCTCCGGGTTCTGGAAGTCGCTCACCGTCTTCGTGACCTCCGTCTCCGGGATCTCGATGGAGCGCGGCGACACGGATGGCGACGACGGCGTCGCGGACTTGGCGCGCTGACGGATCTCGAACCGGACGTCGGCGAAGCGAGTCTGAAGCTCCTCGTCGCCCGCCATGCCATTCTCCTTGGAGAGCCTGAGCAGCTCGTCCGAGAGCTGGTCGTCCGTCATCGACTTGATGTCGCCGGCGCGCGGCTTCCCGCCCGGAGCATTGGCGCGCGTCGTACGGGTATCTTCGCCACGGCGCTTCAGCTCGCCCTTCAGAGCATTCACGCGGTCGCTCTGTTCCGGCGGAATGCCGCCCGGCCACGTGCGCGAGATCGCTTCGAGGTCATCCTGCAGCTGGTTCGAGGTCATCTGTTTCACGCTCATCGTCTTCTCTCCTACGTGCTTTGGTTTTCGTTCGATCAGTACGTGCCGCATTCGCGACTCAGCTCTGCTTGGTGTTCTGCTTTGCGACGAGTGCGAGTCGGTCCTGCGCGACGCGCGCGTCGTACTTCGCAGTCTCGGTCTCGATTACGAGCTTGGCCTGCTCCGACTCCATCGCGATCAGCTTGTTGGTGAGAGCCTTCACCTCCATGCGCTCCATCTCCAGCTGTTGCTGGAGGAGCTGCTCCGATGTCATCAACACAGGGACAGGCTGCTCGTCCTTGACCTCGCGACGGTTCTTGAGCATCTCGCGGACGCTCTGGAAGAGGGCCTGGCTGTCCGCGAGCTTCTCCGCGTCCGTGGTGATGCTGGCCGAGAGTTTGGACAGCTCCGTCTCCAGCTCCTCGGTTGGTTTCGTAGCCAACCACGCTAGCTTCTCTGACTCTGTCTTGCGTTCTGCGTTATTCATAACCGCTCCTCTTGTTTGTTTCTACTCGAAGCTGAAATCGAATTTGCTCGTCTTGGATAGCTTCTCCATCCCGAGGAGCGCCGAGGCGAGAGCATGCGCAAGGTGGTCGTCGCCGCTCGACTTGATGGTCTCGACGATCTGCTTGGTCTCTTCATCGACCTCACGGAATGGTGCGAGTGACTTGAGGTGACGCGCGAGCAGCTGGACCTCCGGGATGTCGAGAGAGGGTAGGCCGAACTCGCGTTCCTTGACCGCGCGACAGACGTTCTTGAGCGTCAACGTGCGATCCACGAGCACGCGGGCGCGTGTCGGGTCGCTCCACTCCGGCACGAACGTGCGGCTCGCCTTCTGGTTCGGGTTGTACCATTGCGCGTAGAAGCGGCCCTCGTCACCATTCGGGCACAGCTTGCGGAGCAGGTACGAGTTGCGGTCCTTGCCATAGCCGGCGTCGGCGATCGTGATCTCCGGGACGAACTCCTTGATGAAGTTCCACACCATCTCCGCGCTCTCCAGCTCGCGCGTCGTATCCTCGAAGATGCCGATCGCGAGCACATAGGGTCGTTGGTTGATGCTGTTGCGACCCATCACGACGACCCAGTTGAAGTTGCCCCAATCGATGCCGACCGAGATCTGTGGGTAGTCCTTCGTGCGCTTCGTGAACATCGCGTGGCCCGAGCACGTCGCCTCGATGTCCGCGTCGGTGACCATCTCCATCTCGCCGCCGGCGGGAACGCCGACCACGTAGCAGAGCCAGATCTCCAGGAACCGTAAGTCGATCTTGTCCTGCATGATGCGCGTCGCTGACAGCCACGGTGCGATCAGCTGCGGGATGTGGTAGCCGCGGATGTGCGTGCGCGATGGGTGACGCGCGACCCACTGGCCGGTGAACACGCGGTCGAGCTTGCCGCGGCAGCTCTGCTTGCGGCACAGGAAGTCGTAGCTCTCCGGTGGCAGCTCTTTGGTACCGAGCGGGAAGTCCTTGACCTGGACGATGTTCTCCTTCCAGTTGATCTCCTGGTACTCGTTGCAGCGCTCGCACTTGACCATCCACACCTGCTGGTCGCTTGCACGGAACGGAACGTCGATGCCGCAGTTCGGGAGCGTCGGTGTGGACACCTCGCGGAACCACCCATAGCGCGACGACTTGAGCGACTCCTTGAACGCGAACTCGACCTTGTCGCGCATCCGGTCCTTCTCATCGAGCGTGACGCCATCCGCGTCAACACCCTCGCCGAGGTTGGATTCCCAGGCGCTGCGGAAGATCCAGTAGCTGTCGCCGACTCGCTTGGTGAAGACCTGGTTCGGCACGCCCGCGAGCGCGGCCATGCGAGGTGTCTCCGCGAACGCTGCCGCGACGCGCGTGATCGAGAAGTCGGTGAGCTGCTTATCGCGCGGGAATGTGTTGGAGGTGAACACGACATCGCCGCGGTACCGCATGAACCACGTGCCGTTCTTCGTGCGAGGGCACCACACCTTACCGACGTAGTGACGGTAATCCGAGTCCGGTCGCTTCGGATAGATCGCTCGCATGCGAGCGGACCGCGACTTCGGGTCGATCACATAGGCGCCACGCGGGTTGATGTTCGCGGCCTTCCCGAGCAACGCGCACAGGACCTGGAATGCGTCGAGCACTGGCCCTGCATTCTGCGTGAAGTGGAGCGATTTACGCTCTCGACCGGAGGTGTTGCCTTCGGCCTTCATCATCGCATCCCACATCTCTGTGGCCGCTTCTCGCGACAGCTGCCCGACGATCCAGAGCAGATCCTCTTTGGTGCGGTAGCCGATGCCCCAAAGAGCATCGACATCTTCGCGCCTCAGGCGGACGCGGTAGTTGTCGCCGTAGATCTCCTTGAGGTGGTGGCCGCCGTTCTTGTCGTGCTTGTTCTTGATGAACGGACCGTCGCCATCGTGGTAGCCGACGATACGGCCTCCGTGCTTGCCGATCGCCACGGTCGGCTTCTCGGTGTGCTCGTTCGCAGGTGCCCGCGTCGCGCCCGTGAGCCTCTCGATCTCATCGAGGTGCTTCCGAGCGTTTTGGAGGATCTCCATCATCGGCGTGTTGAGATGCGGCGCCGTCCCAGTCATCCAGCAATGCCCGTCGGTCACGACCCATCCGAGCAGTGCGGCGAGTCGAGGCGAGAGCACACTGCCGTTCAGTTCTGCATACTCGAAGTCGTGCGGAGCCATCCGCACGAGCGTGTGATGCTGCTTCAGGTCCTTGGCCTCGACGTCCTTCTTCTTGAAGATCTTCTTCCCACCCACCGTCGTTTTCTCCAATACAGGCCATCGGTGTTCGCTGGTGCAGTGAAACGGATTAGGTCCGATGGGCAGCAGGTAGCCGGAGTAGTCGAATGCTTGCACCTCGATGATCGGCTGCCATGACGAGACGTGCGTGTCCTTGTCGAGCGTCAATGTCTCGTCGTCCGCGCGCAGGAGTTCTCTCGTCATCCACCCACGGCGTGTGAGGATCTCCGCGTCGTCCGGCACGCAAGTGATCCACTTGGTTCCTGGATGCGTCGCGAGGAAGTGGAACACCTCGGAAGCGGACAGCTCGGTGACGCCCATCTGGCGCCCCTTCTCGTAGACCTTGTGCTTGTGCTGGTCGCGGAGAGGTTGACGGAGGAACGGACGGTGGTGGAGCAGCCGCGCGTACAGC